AAGATGTGCTATAAGAGTTCATCATAAAGAGAACCATTACGGTTCATACATTTGGAGACTACACCATGACTAACGCTGAATATGTTTTACAAGAGCTACAAAAAGGACGTAGAATAACAAGACGAGATATCTATAATGAGATTGGATACTTTAAAACTCCTACTGCAGTCAGTAAACTGAGAGCTGAAGGACACAACATAAAAGGTACGTCAGTTAAGTTTACTAATATTTTAGGAAATAAAGGTAGCTATCATTCTTATGTCCTTGAAGAAACATATGACAGTAAAGATGAGGATACACTATTACAGAGTGATCTCTTTTCATCACAATAATTTATTAAATAGAACCACTAAGGTTCACATAACAGGAGACTATACTAATGGCTAGTAAACAATCATTCAAAACTTTAAAGTTAGATGGCGAGGCCCTCTACTTAAAGCCCTGGCAAAACCAACGGGGTGAACTCTATGGTCCAACCGATAGGGATCAGTATGAGGTTACACTTGTTAACCTTACAGAGGAATCAATGGCTGCAGCTAGGGCGGCAGGACGATCACCTACTATCTCTAGCCCTAACTCAAGCAAACATAATGCAGGTATCCTTGAGTACTACAAGATTACATCTCAGTATCCTATTAAGTTTGCTGACTCACAGGGTAATCCTATTGAGGATGGAACTCATGTAGGTAATGGAAGTAAGATACGTGTATATGTTGAGGTTCGTGAGATCAGCAAGGAGTATCAAAAGGGTAATACCCACAAGTTTTATGCTACGGCTGTTCAGCTTCTTAAACTGGTAGAGATGCCAGAAGATCCAAACTTTGTAGCCAATAGTGGCATACAGTTTGATAAGGTTGAGGATGGATACGTTGCAACAGCATCAGAGCTTAACGGTATTAGTGAGGTAAAGCCTGAGTTTGATCCGATAAGTGATGATGAGATTCCATTTTAATGGTGGCACCTAAGGACATTGAAACCCTGGTGGATGATATCTATACCATGTTTAAAACAGGTAAAGACTTCACCCCAGGGGACACGGCAGAGCTTGCCTCACGGTTAGCTCGTGCCATCACCAAGAAGTTTAAGATTAGGAAAGGTCCTGCACGTAGGGATAAAATACGTCCATCCAACCTAGGGCAACCCGATCGTCTTCTGTACTTTAATGTCAAGGCTGATCCTGTTGAGGATAAGTTTGCACCTGAGCAGTTGCTTAACTTTCTCTATGGTGATATCTGTGAGGAGCTTATGTTATGGTTAGCAGAACAATCAGGACATGAAGTAACTCATATACAACATCCTGTTAATGGGTATGGTTTAAGGGGCTACATGGACTGTAGGATAGACGGTAAAAATGTAGATGCCAAGTCTGCCTTTGCTGCTAACTTTAAAAAGTTTAAGGACGGGTCAATCAAGGCACCAGGAAAAGATCCTTACGGTTATGTTGGTCAGCTCTCTTACTATGAACAGGCCCAGAAAAGTAGAAAGGATGCAGACACAGCATACTTCTTTGCCTTCAATAAGATTGGATCCTTGGCACTAACTGCTGTCAATCCTATGGAGCAGATCAATGTTGAGGCAAGAGTTAAGCACCTTACTGAGATTCTTAAAAGGGATGAACCACCTGAAGAGTTATGTTATGAGCCTGAACCTGATGGTAAGGCAGGTAACATGAAGCTAGGTGTTCACTGTAGTAGGTGTGATCACAAACGTAAGTGCCACCCTGACTTGAGAACCTTTGCCTACAAACCTTGGAGGTATCTAACTCATGTTGAAAAGCTACCAAAGGTTGAAGAAGTTTTACCTATTGAAGCAGTTGAGTCAGTATGAAACATCACTGGAAAGGATTGACACCTAACCCTAGTAAGTACTTTGGATTTACCTATATTATCAATGAGATATCTACAAGTAAGTATTACATTGGGAAGAAACAATTTTGGATATCTAGTGGCAAGGTTAAGAAGGGTAGCCTCAGGCCTGACAAGTCAAAGGCTACCTGGAACCCTCTCCACTGGAAGGAATCTAGGTGGACCTCGTACACAGGTTCATCTAAGGAACTTAATAAATTAATCAAGGCTAACCCAAAGGACTTTCAGTACAAGATTATTGGACAGTACACCTGTAAGGCTGACTTAGTTTACGCAGAATGTAAAGCCCAGTTTGACTACAATGTTATGGTTGCAAAGGATACAAACGGTGACCGCCTTAGTTACAATAAACAGATTGCCGCTGTTAAGTTTATTCCACCCTGGAAAGACAGAGAGGAGTTATGAGTATAAATAAACACAAGATAATGAGTAGGTTGCATGAAACTCCTGAGTTTAATGATGCAGTTAATCTTCTTATTACAATTGAAGAGGACAAACTTATTATCGTTCCCTATGGTGGGACTTTTGATAACACACCTACTGAACAGGCTCGTGAAGTTTATGAGATAGTTACATTACTCCTTCAAACATTTGATGACTATGGTGGTGTTTCAGTTACAGATGATATGATATCACAGCACATGAGTTCAAACATAAAACACTAAAGGATATAGCAATGGATAAACAAATTAAAATATTGACCTATGATATTGAGACAGCACCTAAGTTGGCTAACGTATGGGACATATGGAATCAGAACATTCCAATTAGTATGATCATGGAGGATGGATACATTCTAAGTTGGGCAGCTAAGTGGCTTGGCTCAGATGAGATCCTAAGTAACTCATTGATTGAACACGATAATAAGATTGAGAATGAGGGTAAGATGATTGAAGAACTCTATGATCTTATGGAAGAGGCTGATGTCCTGGTGGGTTATAACTCTGATAAGTTTGACAGGAAGCATGTGAACACGGCCTTCCTAAAGGCAGGGCTGACACCCCCCTCAACCAGTAAGTCTATTGATCTCTTCAAGGTTGTCAAGTCTAACTTTAAATTTACATCTAATAAATTAGACTTTGTTCTTGGTAAGCTTGGCATTAAACAGAAGATGAACCATCGTGGGTTTGACTTATGGAAGGGCTGCATGGAGGGAGACATGGAGTGTTGGGCTGAGATGGTAGAGTATAATGAACAGGACGTTGAAGTAACTGAGCTTCTCTATAAGAAGCTTCTACCCTGGATTAAGAACCACCCTTGTCGAAGTATGTACACTGACACCATAGATATTAAACCTTCCTGTAATAACTGTGGATCTACAAACGTGATTAAGAAAGGGATTGAAGTTCTAAAGTTTACTTCTTACCAGAGATATAAGTGTACAAGCTGTGGTAATAATATGAGAGGCAAAGAACTTCAGAATAGTCCAGAGAAAAGAAAAAGCATTTTAGTAAATGTATAGACCTTCCAATAATTATCTTGACAAATAACCTAATTTATGGTATAACTAATATACTCTAATACTTAAAGGAAAGTAAATGAAGCTGTTTGAAAACTTAAAAAAAGAATTTAAAGAAATTATGGAGTGGAACAAGTATGGAATTAAGACTAAGATTGTACTAGCTACAGCACTTATCATACTTTCTTTGCTCCTACTAACTTAGTAATAACAATAATAACTACACTAAAACTAAAGGGCTTGTAAAGGTAACTCTTGACAGGCCCTTTATTTTATGGTATAAAAACCTTAACAAAGGATAGAGCATGAGCAAGACTAAAGAAGATCTGGTAAACCAACCCCCTCACTACACACAGGGAAGTATTGAGTGTAAGGATGCGATGATTGCAGCATTCGGTAAAGAGAAGTATGAAACCTTTTGTAAATTAAATGCTTTTAAATATCTATGGAGGAGTGACCATAAGGGTAACTCTACACAAGACATCGATAAGGCTAAGTGGTACATGGATCAGATAGGTGCAAAACATACAAGCATAGTACAGTATCCAAGAAGAGGGAATAAATTTGATGTTGACATTTAAACGAACAACAGATGAAGACAGTGGAATGGATCTATACACATCTTACGGTAGCAACGGTGCTATCCTGGAGAAAGACTTAGATCATTGGACAGTCACAAGGATAATGAAGTACTTAGATATTTCAAATGTAATCTATAAGGAAGAAGAAGAATGATGAATGACTATCAAAAGTTTATAGCTACTAGCAGGTATGCCAGGTATAAGAATGATGAAGGAAGAAGAGAAACCTGGGAAGAAACTGTTGATCGTTATATGGAAAACATGAGTGCTCACCTTTCTAAAAAGGTCAACTATAAAATTTCAAAAAAGATGTACAGTGAATTGCGTGATGCAATAGTTAACCTTGAAGTTATGCCTAGTATGCGTACCCTAATGACGAGTGGTCCTGCTCTTACTCGTGATAACACATGTGCTTATAACTGTGCTTATACTGCAGTAGACAGTCCTCGTGCATTTGATGAATCTCTATACATCTTGATGTGTGGTACTGGTGTAGGCTTCTCAGTAGAGAGACAGTACATTAATAAACTTCCTGAAGTAGCAGAGCACTTTGAAAAAACTGACAGCACCATCCACGTAGCAGACAGTAAGTCTGGTTGGGCCAGAGGGCTTAAAGAATTAATTAGTATGCTGTATGCAGGACAGTCACCTAAGTGGGACCTGTCAGCAGTGAGACCTGCAGGAGCAAAGCTTAAGACTTTTGGTGGACGTTCATCTGGACCAGAGCCCCTTGATGATCTATTTACTTTTACCACTAAGATCTTTAATGAAGCAAGAGGACGTAGACTTACATCTATTGAGTGCCATGACATAATGTGTAAGATTGGTGCAGTAGTAGTAGTAGGAGGGGTCAGACGATCCGCAATGATATCCTTATCTAATCTAAGTGATGATAGGATGAGGCACGCCAAGCACGGGCAGTGGTGGGAACAGCACGGTCAGAGAGCACTGGCTAACAACAGCGTAGTCTATACAGAGAAGCCTGATATGGGTGCGTTCATGAGAGAGTGGGAGAGCCTATATGCAAGCCAATCTGGAGAGAGAGGAATCTTTAATCGTGAGGCATCACGAAAGAAAGTTAGCGAAAATGGCCGCAGAGATAGCGAGTATGAATTCGGAACTAATCCCTGTAGCGAAATCATACTCAGGCCACAACAATTTTGTAACCTTAGCGAGGTTGTTGTCAGACCTGACGATGACTTCAAAAGCTTACAAAAGAAAGTTAGACTTGCTACAATCCTGGGTACATTCCAATCAACCCTGACAGACTTCAAGTATCTACGTAAGGTGTGGACTACAAACACTGAGGAAGAAAGACTGCTTGGTGTATCCATGACAGGTATTATGGATCATCCTATAATTAGTGGTAGAGTTACAGCAGATAGTGACGACCCTTCTGATGGAGTAGACTTTTCAATTAGTGATGGAGCTGAAGGGTTTGAGCAATACTGGGGCATGGGTTCTTTCCCACCCCTCCCCGAACTACTAGAACAACTTAAAGAGACTTGTGTTGAAACAAATAAAAATTTGGCTAAAGAATTATCTATCCCACAGTCTACTGCTATTACTTGTGTTAAACCTTCTGGTACTGTCAGTCAGCTCGTTGATTCTGCTAGTGGAATCCACCCAAGATTTGCAGAGTACTACATCCGAACTGTTAGAGGAGATATCAAAGATCCCCTAACTGACTTTATGATTAGTAAAGGTATTCCATTTGAACCTGCCTTTGGAGCAGAAAACAGTACAGTTGTGTTTAGCTTTCCACACAAGTCACCAAAGAATGTAGCTATCCGTGACCAGGGTACTGCTATTGGGCAGCTTGAACTGTGGTTAACCTATCAACGACACTGGTGTGAGCACAAGCCATCTATTACTGTCTATGTTAGAGAGCATGAATGGATGGAGGTTGGTGCATTCGTATGGAAACACTTCGATGAGATGTCAGGAGTTAGCTTCCTGCCTTATGACAATGGTACATACAAACAAGCACCCTACCAAGAGTGTACTGAGAAAGAATATAAGGAAGCTCTAGCTCTGATGCCTAAGGATATTGACTGGAGTGCATTCAAAGAAGAAGAAGACAACACAGTTGCATCGCAAGAGTTAGCCTGTACAGGTGGCGTGTGTGAAGTTGTAGACGTATCATAAATAAGTATAGAAGGATCTGTAATGAAAGACTCTTATGAAGTAATAGATGTGAAGCAGGGCAACAAAGACACAAATATTATGGAAGACTTAATCCATCGCCCTAAAGTTGAAATAGATTATCATGATGGCCTTGATGGACGTACAGGGATTACGATAAGAAAGACTTATCTTAATAGAAACGATGTAGTTAAGGGCTCAGTAGTTACAGATCCTTCAGTAACAATAGTACTAAAGTTTATAAAAGAAGCACTGGCTGCACTTAACAAGAAGGAAATTTAATGGTAGATACTACAAGAGTAATTTGCAAACCTAAGATCCCTCACCAACTTAAGATGATGGCAAAAAAGATACTCCGTAAACAAAACGGTACTGCTGATGATTGGAGAGACTTAGTAGATCAGACATATGAGGAGGTAATGAATGTCGCTGACAATAACAGATAAAAGAAATCTAGCTGTTAACTTAACCAAATGGTACCTGGAGGATGGCAAAGGTTTAGAACTTTACGTCCTCAAGATGTTGTCTGGAAGGCTAGAAGTAGACGAAGAAAGCAAACAAGATATTATAAATATGTTACCTAGAGTAGAACTAACAATAGGTGGCACTAAAGATAAAGGACTTAAGTATGGCTGAACAATTAAATAGAAAACCAGAGATGGTACAAGGACTGTCTTCAAGGCAGTCACGATTTAAACGAGATACACTAAACTTTCATCTTCAAGTATTTGATGAAAACAGGGGTGCTAATGCAGTGGAGACTTATAAGTTTTTGATAGAACAGATAGGTCTTACCCTACGTAAAGACTTAGGCATTACCAAAGCAGACTTAAATAGACCAGTGACTAAGGAGAAGAATATTGAAAAGGGTGAAGATAGAGCTAAGAACAAAGCTATTTCATAACGAAGCTAAGAACTTCCTAGACAAGTCTATGATGAACCACCCTGTAGGTACAGAGTTTTATATTGAAATTGTACAGACAGGGTACCACCCCTTTACTAATCTAGAATTAGAGGATCAAGTTAGAGCTTGTTATGGTTCCCTTAATAGAAATATTTCTTTTACAAGTATCACTAAACCAGATGAGTCCTTCCGATCTGTCTTGTTAAACTTAACAAGGGAGTCAGAAGAACTCATCCACAGATTCTTCATAGAGAATGATGACTTAAGTAATAACGAAGTACCATCAGAGGTCTATCATTATCTTCAAACTTATAAAGATAGGGTAAAACAATTGAGTGAGTACTTAATTAAAGAAGCAAGTCAAATATTTTAGTAGCCCATTTTCTTTTTAGCGGACTTCTTCTTCATTGGTTTTTTCTTGTTAGCAGGTTTCTTCATTGGTGGCCTACCCATTGTCTTTCCGTATGTACCTTTACCTTGTGGCATATCTTTTTCCTTTTACCATTTAACTTTATCAGCCCAGTAGGCTGCACTCATCTTACCCTTCTTGATGTTCTTACCATGCCTAGCCTTGAAAGACTTACGCTTCTTTTTCATCTTGTCGGATTCTCCTGGCTTAGGTTTACCTGCAGTGGAAGCTCCCTGCTCACCAAACCTAATAGTCTTTACCTTATCGCCTACCTTGGCTACTACAACGTGAGATTTCTTAGGGTGCTTAGGCGTTCTCTTAGGTTTGTTGTAACCACTTACACCTATTCTTTTTAAGATACTGTCTGTTGTCATGATCTTTTCTTTCCCTTGTGTAGACCATGACTGGCAAACTGCTTACCCTTAGCCGTGGCTGCTCTCTTCTTTTTGTTTGCTTCTGCTAGTTTACGCTTACCTTTTGCAGTAGACTTAAGCTTTCTAATGGTTGCAGCAGGTGCATAAACCTCTCCAGTCTTAGACGACTTTTTACCACTAGGGGTTCTCCACTTTTGTTTTGTCCATTTCTTTAAAGACTTCTGAGATTTTGCTAGGGCCATTATTTTTTACCCTTTGCCTTTTTCTTGGCTGCCTTAGAAAGCTCATTAAAATGAAATAGTTTTACACTTGTTTTTGTGTGAGTTTTATTAGAGTGCAATGAACCATTAGGCATTTTGTGAGTACTTCCTTTATGTTCGGTGCCATCCTTCTTGTAATGTTTAACACCCTTCACTTGTATCCTCCACCCTTAGCCTTGTATTGTTTTGCAAGCATCTGTGCTTTACGAGCAGACCACTGTCCTGCCTTGCCGCCTTTAGTGCCTGACTTTATTTTATTGAATAAATTCTTTCGCATAGTAGGCTTGGTGTAGTTACCTGCTGCGTTAACTTTACTCTTTGCCATCTGACTTTACTTTCATTGGGACATACGAAGTCGCACACGCACACTTTCTTTTGACTCTTTTAGTTATTTTGTCTGAGAGTCTAGCAATCATATCTCCACCAGTATTTGTAAATAAAAAAGGAAACAAACCGTGTATAAAGCAGACTAGTGCTGCTAGTAATGAAGTAAAAGAAAAGATTAAAGCATGGAGCAGATGCTGTAAGTAAGACTCCCCTATTTTTTTAGGATGATCAGTAAATGATAACTTCATTTTTAACTCCACTTACCTGTTCTAATTTGCTCAGTAACTTCTATTGCTCGATTGCCTACTTGCCTCGCCCATCGGCTGTCCATCATCTCGTCTGCTGCTAGACCGTAATTACCAGCTTCTAATGCTGCCAGTGCGTTTTCAAATTTCTTAACTGTGCCAATGCCGACATTAAATGTAAAATTAATCATGGCACTTATTCGTGCATCGTTTAATTCGTCCATCCAAGGGAAGGCGTGTAGCAGTTGCCTTGTTGCCTCTTGGATGTCGTGACGAAGTAGCATATTAGCCTCGTCCTCTGATATGCCAACGTCCTCAAGATTTCTTCCCACGCCAATCGTGAGCT